GTCTACGACCCCAACCAAAATTACATGGAAGCCGCGCTGAAGCGGGTCATGGCGTTGGATCAGATGGCGGCATTGGAAGTGACGATCAGGGAAACGATGGTGTACCAAAGCCCACCTGAAATGGGTGCGCTGTACAGCAAGGTGTTTAAGATGCGGGACACCATCAAGAAGGAACAAGAAGGAGCCAGAAAAGACCAAGAGGCAAAAGAAAGGTACAAGGCATGGCGACGCAGGGAGGCAAGAAGACAGTTCCTGCTCAAAGAAGCGTACCTAGCAGTAACGGCAATATTCCTCCTGTACATCTGGATGTGGTTTCTGTTCATCAGGAAATAGGGGAAGAAATCATGGGATGGGTTGCTTGCTGTGTGCTGATTGCCTTGTTGCTTCCCTTGGGCGGGATGCTGTACTTGGACATTCTGGATGCCAAGAATGAGGTCAAGGCACAGACGGAAAAGTTGGAACGACTAAGACGAGAAATTGAAAGGAAAGAGCGTGACAAAGCAACTGGAACAAAACTCAACCTATAACGAATTTGATGCCGACCACGATGGCGTGGTGACCGACGCTGAGTTGGCCCGCTCTGAGCGGATGCTGATGATTGAAAACATGGACAAAATGGCCGACCAGCAAAGGGTCATGTCATGGGCTGCGCTTATTGCACCGCCAGCGTTGATTGGCTTCCTTGCATCGGGGCTTGTAACTTTGGAAAAGGTTAACGCCTTGAACGGATTAGTTACCACATATTGTGCGGCGATGGGTACGATTGTTGTTGCTTTTATGGCCGCACAAGCCTACGTCCGTGGAAAGACCAACGATGCGTGATCTATTGTCTGGCGTAATCGTTCTATTGCTGACCTTTGGCGGCGGGTATTTCTACGGCCAACACGTTGAAGCCGAAGCCCAACAAGCTGAAGTTGACCGACTAAACACCGAAGCCCGAGCCAAGGAAGCCGCTTTGACTACCGCTGTAACTACAACCGCTGATGCACTGAGGAAAACAAATGAAAAAGCTAAACTTGCCGCGCAGCAGCGCGATATTGCTATTGACTCTGGCGCTCTCAAGTTGCGCCTCAAAACGACCTGCGCCGTACCAGCCGCCGCAGATACCGCCCCTACCGCCGGAAGTGGTGGAGGAGAGACATCAGCCGAACTTAGTCCAGAAGCTGGAAAAGCTCTTTTCGCAATAGCAGAGGAGGGCGACCGCGCCATTTCCAAGCTGAATGCTTGCATATTCCTGTATAACCAAGCGATTGAATCGCAGAAAGGCATCAAATGAATTTGTCCGAACACTTTACCCTCGAAGAACTTACCCACACAGACCACCGTAACTTGGAGAACGAACCTAATGAAACTGAACTTGCAAACCTTAAAAGACTGGCTGAATTCCTTGAAACAGTCAAGACTGCCCTTGGCGGTAAGCCGATTATCATCAACTCTGCTTTTCGCAGTAAAGCGGTTAATGAAGCTGTTGGGTCCAAAGAAACCAGTCAGCACAGAAAAGGCTGTGCCGCCGACATCAGAGTCCCGGGATTGACGCCTGATCAAGTGGTCAGAGCCATTATCGAAGCCAATTTGCCATACGACCAAGTGATTCGTGAATTTGATCGATGGACTCATGTATCGATCCCAAACACGGAAGATGCCGAACCTCGCGAAATGGCTTTGATTATTGACAAAACCGGTACAAGAGCATATGCTTAGCCTTATAATGAGGGCGTGACTAGACTTTAAGGGGCCATAGGCGATGACAACAGCAGCCGTAATGACTTACGACAGTCTAGTCGAGAACATCCAGTCATATCTTGAGCGGACTGATACTGCAACGATAGAAAAGATCCCTTTGTTTATCATGCTGGCTGAGCAAGTAATTGCCAGCCAGATTAAGTTCTTAGGGAACCTTACTGTCAACACCAGCAACATGATTGCAAGTACGAATGTAATTCAAAAACCTGCAAGGTGGCACAAGACAGTGTCTTTTAACATCACTGTCAATGGTGAACGAAACCCAGTGTTGCTCAGAAAATATGAATACATTCGAAACTACTGGCCTGACCCTGCATTAACAGGAACGCCTTTGTATTTTTGCGATTACAACTACACAAACTGGCTTGTTGGTCCTACACCAGATGCTGCATATGCGTTTGAAGTTTTGTACTATGACCGACCACAACCACTTGACTCTAGCAATCAAACAAATTGGTTCACAATTTACGCGCCACAAGCATTGTTGTATGGGTCATTGTTGCAAGCAATGCCGTTCTTAAAGAACGATCAGCGACTTGCATTTTTTCAACAACAGTACGATCTCATTATTGCAACGCTTGCCACTGAAGACAAGCTTCGCATTGCTGATCGTCAAGCCATAGCGGTGGATTCATGAGTTACGTTTCTCCTTTTACTGGCGATGTCATTCAGCCAACTGATGTTTCATTTAGAGCTGTTACGCTTTCGGCAAATATTCAGCTTGAATGGCCTATCAATGGCAATGCAACAGATGACTATGTTGCTCGAATTATGCAGGTCACTGCTACGTCGGCAGGGTTGGCTATGTGGATGCCGCCTGCTAATCAGACTTCAGTAGGCAATGACGTACTTATTCGAAACGTAGGCGCCAACTCATTCACTGTTAAAGACTATGCAGGTACAAATACCATCATTACAGTTGCTGCAGGCGAAGCAAAATACATCTACATAACCGCCAATCCCACGACAACAGGTACATGGGGCATCATCGCATTTGGTACAGGTTCATCATCTGCTGATTCAGCAACATTGGCCGGCTATGGTTTATTAGCAATCACAACGACACTAAACCAAAGTCATCCAGTTAGTACGTTTAGTTCATCATATACAGCAATTGATTCTGATCGTGCACAAATGTATGCATGGACAGGTGGTGCAGGAACGCTTACTTTAACTGCAGCATCGACACTTGGCAATAACTGGTTTATGTTTTTGCGAAATGCAGGCACAGGCACACTAACAGTTGCAGGATCAAGTGGAAACACAATTAACGGCTCATCTACTATTTCATTACAGCCTGACGATTCCGCAATCATAGTTTGTACAGGCACAACGTTTTATACCGTTGGCCTAGGTAAATCTACACAGTTTGCATTTACGCAACTTACAAAAGCAGTTACTTCAGGCACTTATACGCTGACTGCTGCTGAAGCATCTAATGTTATTCAAAAATACACAGGCGCACTTACAGGAAACGTCACGATTGTTGTGCCTGCAACGGTTCAAGTGTATTACATTGTCAATGCCACAACAAACGCTTATACTGTCACTATTACTACAGCAAGTGGTGGCACAACTGCTGTACTTACAGCAAGTACGCAAGCAACGCTGATTTGTGATTCAGTTAACTTGCTTAATGCCAACACGATTCTTGCTGGTGCAAGTGCTATTTCTCTGACAAACGGCTCTGTATCTTTACCTGCTTTGAACTTTCAGTCTGAAACAAACACTGGTGTTTATAGGGCAACTGCAGGACAGTTTAATACAGCAATCCTTGGTGTTTTGGTGTCTACAGTAAGCGCTTCAGGCTTAACAATTGCAGGCACAGGAACTTTTACAGGCGGCGTCTCTGGAGGCGCATTCTAATGACAGCTAAAGTCTTCTCTATTGACACGCTACCTGGCGTTCAGCGAGACGGCACTGTGTTTGACATGAATTTTTATGTTGATGCTGAGTGGGTTCGATTTCAGCGTGGTAGACCTCGCAAGATTGGCGGTTACCGATCACTAACTAACTTGGCAACAGGCTATTCACGTGGCATTTATGTAAATGCTACAAACGGTATTAATCAAATCTTTAACGGCACTTCAAGTGCTTTAGAAGTTTTAGCAATTGACAATACAGGTATTGGTGCCGGCGTTAACCAGTTTACTTTGTCTAACTTTACTTCAAGCGTTCTTAATCTGTGGCAGTTCGATTCACTATACGATGCAAGTGGGTCGGGCAATCAGCTGTTGTTGGCACACCCAGGACAAAACTTGGCGCAAGTCGATGCAATTGCAAACACGCCTGTGTTGCAAGGCAATATTAGTGGTACAACAATGTCTAAGATTGGTGTGTTCTCTATTGCAGGATGCACTAAAGCAAGTGGCTCACCGACATTTACTATTCCTGCTGCAGACACACGAGTCGGCATTGGTCAATCAGTAAGTGGTAATGGTATTGCCTCAGGGACTGTTGTGACAAATGTGTCATCAACAACTATCTCTATTTCGATTAATACAACAAATGCAACCACTGCAACAATCACGTTTGACAACGAGATTACTGTGTCTGGGGGCGTAGTTGTATTGCACCCATATGTGTTTGTGTATGGCACTAACGGGTTAATTAAGAACTGTGCAGCAGGCGATGTAACTGACTGGGTTAGTGCAGATTCTAACGAAACTAACGCATCATCTACAAAGATTGTCAAAGGTTTGCCTGTTCGAGGCGGCTCAAACTCGCCATCTGGTTTGTTTTGGTCTCTTGATTCTCTTATTCGTGTTTCTTATGCGCCTACAACAGTTGGTGCAAGCACGTTGTATTGGCGCTATGACGTTATTAGTAGCCAATCATCTATTTTGTCGTCGTCATCAGTGATTGAGTATGATGGTGTGTATTACTGGGTTGGTGTTGACCGATTCTTGTTGTACAACGGTGTTGTGAAAGAAATTAAAAACAACTACAACCAGAACTACTTTTTTGACAACTTAAACTATGCCCAACGACAAAAAGTATGGGCAACAAAAGTGCCGCGGTTTGGCGAGATCTGGTGGTTCTTTCCGTCAGGCGATTCCGTAGAGTGCAATGATTGCGTGATCTACAACGTTCGAGAAGAAGTCTGGTACGATGCAGGTCAAGCTTTAGGCGCTAATAGATCGGCAGGATACTTTTCACAAGTGTTCAGTTTTCCGATTAATGCAGGCACTGATCTTTCTACATCAGTAACGCTTTTCACGGCAGACATTGTTACGCAAACAACAGCAGTAATTCGTGTGCCTTTGCCTACACTTTTAAACCCTAATACAAACTTGATTGCATTAGGTCAGTTAGTGACGGCAACAGGTATACCGGCAAATTCAGTCATTAATGCAATTGCACCAAGCGCCACCGTTGGCTATTGGGATGTGACATTAAGCAATGCAGCAACAGCATCTGCAACTGTTGTAGGTACGTTTAGCACGATCGCAGGAAAAGTTACGCTTTGGCAGCATGAAATCGGTACTGATGAAGTGAATGGCCCTTCATCAAATGCGATTAATAGTTTCTTTGAAACATCTGATCTAGGTTGGGTCCAAGGTGGTCCTGCTCAGTCTTCACTGGTCGGCGACAACAATTGGGTACGTGTTGAGAGAGTTGAACCTGATTTTGTGCAGTCAGGAACAATGTCAGTACAAGTCACTGGTAGACCTTATGCACAAGCTGATGATGTTATTTCGGATCCTTACTACTTTGAACCAGATACACACAAAATTGACATGCGTGAACAGAGGCGTGAAATTCGTCTTCGGTTTACTAGCAATGAGCAAGGTGGTAACTACCAACTAGGCAGAGTTTTGCTGTCAGTTGACATAGGCGATGTGAGGGGTTACTAATGGCGCTTGCAGTTGTTTACGATCCTCGTCATCACACATGGGATTCATGGACGAGTCTTATGTGTGAAGCATACGCAGGCCAACAGCTTCAGATGAATTCTTTAGAGACTGACTGGAGAAGCTGGGCTGAAGGGTTAAAGGCGATTGATGTGTTTGAAAATGAAGGTGTTCCAGGTCCATCCGCTTTTGCAACATGGCAAGACTGGGCACAACAACTTGTGAATGCTGTTAACCAAGAGGTGGCTTAATATGAACATACACCAAGTTGACAATAAAGAAACAATGCTCAATGAGAATGACATCGTGATTGTTGCTGCTTATATGTCAGAGATAACACCAGACATTGAAGAAGCTGCAGATAAGCACGGCGTAAGCCCAGAACGTTTGTTGTACACTGTATATGTTCAAGAAATGCAAAATCCTGCATTAATTCGTGTTCGTGATGGCAATACGCTCTTTACTATTGCAGCACTTCCTGAACGATATGGTTATGTTTCCATGTACAACGGGGATACTGAAGACAATGTTGCAACAAACTTTAATCAGTTTTTGCAAGCAGCTTACAAGATCGGATTTAATGTCTTGGCCGTAAGTTGCAAAGATGAATCGTTAAACAATGCTTCAGATGAAATTCAGTCGTTAGCGCAAGATGAAGAGTTCTCATACGACGAAAAAGATAATTTGTTGTATGTTAAGTTTAGTCAACCTCACGGAGATTAAAAATGGGGTGGAAAAAATTTAAAAAATGGGCAAACAAGACTATCGTCCAGCCGGTCGTAAAAGCTGTAACGGCTGTCGTCACTGCCATTAAAGAAGACCCTCTTGCATTTGTTGCTCAAGTAGCAGGCACATTTGTCGGCATTCCACCTTACATTACAGCAGGGGCTATTACTGCAGCACGAGGCGGAGACCTTGAAGATATTGCTAAGTCTGCAGGTCTTGCCTATCTCGGAAGTAAAGCATTCTCAGGCACTTCAATAGGTCAAACGGTCGGAAATGCTGGCGCCGCCGCTGGTGATTTCACAGCTAGTCTTGCAACTGATTTTGGGTTAAGCACATCTACTGCAGCTGTTGTAGGAAATGCTGTACAGACAGGCGTTAGCAACGCTACAGTTGGTGCAGCAAAAGCGGCTATCACAGGTCAAGATGTTGGTGATGCGATAGGTAATAGTTTCGTTTCAGGCGCTGTTGGTGGCACAACTAGCAGTTACTTCAAAGATGTTAACACTCAAAAAGACTGGGGTCTATCACCTACTGCTGCTGTTCAAGCGTCCAACATAGCAGCCACAATCGGAACTGCTGTTGTAACTGGAAATAGTGTCGACGATGCTTTAGCTAATTATGCAGCAAACACTGCAGCAAACTTTGCAACATCTAAGATCGCTGGTAGTGCGCTTGAAGTAGGTAAAAACATAGTTGGGGCATTGCCTACAACAACTGCTGCCTTAACTAACAACCCTGAGCTTAATCGCGCTGATGAAGGCGATGCGGCTCTCTACAATGAGCTTGCACAACGAAATGGTGCATTGCCAACCAGTAAAGGCATTCAATTAGCATCATCTGATAGCGGCTTTAGTCCTGAGATAAGGGGTGGTGAAATTCGAGGCATACCAATCTTTGCTGATTCAGATCCTACAAAAGTAGCAAAGGTTGAACCGCCCCCTGGGTATCGATTACTTAGCACAAGCGAAGGTATCCCTGCATATAGTCCAGAACATGATGCAAACGTTGATCCTGTAAAAGGCACATTTTATGATGCAGCTCAGAATGCATGGTTCACAAAAGATGAAGCGCAGACAGACTATCTTAAGAGAGTTAACGAGCAATTAGCAAATACAGAACTGCCTTCGGCATTTGGTAACCAGATAGCTGAAGGACCACAAAACCCTGACATACTTGATCGTGCTGATGAAGGTGATGTAGATCTCTACAACAATCTTGCAAAACAAGAAGGCTTCTTAAATAAATACCCCGAACTTAATCGTGCTGATGTAGGTGATGTAGATCTTTACAATAATCTTGCAAAACAAGAAGGCTTTGCAACAAAATCACCTTTAACTATTAACTCTGAGCTTAATCGTGCTGATGTAGGTGATGTAGATCTTTACAATAATCTTGCAAAACAAGAAGGCTTTGCAACTAAGTCAACGTCAACTGGGTCATTGCCAACTGAATTGACCACGACTAGTGATGAAACGCCGGACAGTCTAAGTGAAGTAGTGGTTAAACCAGGGCCTGATGAGGATGAACCTGTACAGCCTGTTACTCCTGCACAGCCTGTTACTCCTGCACAGCCTGTTACTCCTGTACAGCCTGTTACTCCTGTACAGCCTGTTGTGCCTAAACCTGTCATTCCTACGACGCCTACTGAACCAGAAGACCCAGGTGCAACAATTGCAGGCGGAACAAAAGCATCTTCTTCAAACGCTGCGTTACCTGTTGACCCACAAAGTAGCATGCTGGCTGCTTCGCCGCTTGTTGATTCACTGTCATCTTTGCAACAGCTTACACAGCTTTATCCGCAACTGGCAAATGTTCGTCCTGACATTTTGCAGATGTTACAAGGCAGTGGGCCATCTAAATCGTCATACTACACATACGGTGGTGCAAGCATGCCGACATCTTTAATGAATGCCCGTATTACAAGTGCACCAGGGCCTGGTTCACCTTTGCGAAACATTGGTGCTGTGTCGACAGACCCAACAGGCTATCAGTCATTCAGCCCTTTAGGAAGTCTAACACAACAGGGTCTAGACATGATGGGCTATAAGAAGGGCGGCCCAGTTTCTCAGCATGTACCTGAGTTCATTACAGGCGAAACAGGATACTATGTTAGGGGTAAAGGCGATGGTCAATCAGATGACATTCCTGCTATGTTGGCGGATGGTGAATATGTGTTTGATGCAGACGTAGTGGCTGCATTAGGCAATGGTTCAAACGAAGCAGGCGCCGAGATCCTTGACAAAATGCGTGAAGCAATTCGTAAGCATAAAAGATCTGCACCCCCAGGAAAGATTCCGCCTAAGGCAAAATCGCCACTTGAATATTTGAAGGACATCTGATTATGTCATTAACGCAAGGCTCACCATTACCGAATATCACCACAACGCAAGGCCAGACGACTACTGCGCCTAGTTGGTATACTGACTATCTCAGTGATCTGTCAAAAAACGTTACTGCGCAAACAACAGGCCCTGATGCTGCTAAGTATGTAGGCGCACAACCACTACAAGAGCAAGCATTCACTGCAGCAGGTGCACTTCCTGGTCAATACAAAGGCGCATTGCAATCAGGCCTTGATCTGACACAGCAAGTTGGCTCTACAGACGTTGCTAAACGAGCCGGTGAGTTCATGAACCCATATACAACGCAAGTTGTAGATGCATTAGGTCAGCTTGGACAACGAAATATTCAGCAATTCTTGGCACCACAAGCCACTTCAGCTGCTGTAGGTTCAGGCCAGTTTGGTTCAAAACGAGGTGCTGAAGCACTAGGCAGTGCGATCAACACAGGTCTTCAGAACCTTAACGCAACACAAGCTCAAGCATTACAGACAGGTTATACGCAAGCTCTTCAAGCTGCCCAATATGACCAACAAAGACAGCTTGATGCAGGCAAGCAAATGGGCGCACTGGCACAACAAGGCCAAGGAATGGGCTTGGCAGACATTAATGCATTGGCTACCATGGGTGGACAACAGCAAACCATCAAGCAGAATGAAGAACTATTTCCATTGCAAACATTGAACCAAGGCGCCCAAGCACTTCGTGGCTATACAGTACCTACCAGTGTATCTTCGACTTACACAGGCCCAATTCCAGGCGCATATTCATCATCACCATTGCAACAGATTGCAGGTCTGGGTGCAGTGGTTGCAGGTGCTAGCGGTACAGACTTTGGTAAGTACTTAGGTAAAAAGATTAGCGGCTGGTTCAACGGACCAGCACCTACTACTAACCCAGGTAGTACTACTCCTGTGAATAATGACAACTCAGGCTACTATGGCGGTGGTAGCGGTGGTGATTATGACTTTGGTGGTGAAGGTACTGTATACGACAACTACTTTGACAGCCTTGGTAATGAATTCTCGTCAAGCGGCACGCCAATCTATGACAACTAATCGAGGATAAAAATGGCATTACCCACAGCACCTGTCACGCCTGTTCCGCCTATGCCTACCATGCTAGGTTCAGGAGAAGATAAGTCAAAGCAAGAGTACTTTGATGCTCTTCAAAAGACACTAACTGCGCTTGAAGCAAGAGCCAACCAAGGCACAAACTGGTGGCAAGTTGCAGGTGCGCTATTAAACCCAGGTAAGACAGGCAGCTTTGGTGAAGCTATCGGCAATGTTGCCAATGTGATGGGTGAACAGCAGCAACGACAACTTGATCAGCAAATCCCAATTGCTCAAGCAAGAGCTCAGATTGCAGGTCAAAAGTATGAAGTTGAGAATCAAGCCAAGGCAATTCAACTACTGTCTAAAGCAATTGGTGCACCGCCTGAAGCAGTTGCACAGCAACTGGCTGAAGGAACACTTCCACCTGCAGCTGTTGCAAATATCAGTCCTAATGTCTATGCACAAATTGCAACTTTATCGCCTAAGGTCGGTGAAGTTGTGAAGAACATTGCTGATATGTCAAACAAGAATGCAACTTTAAATCTTGATCAGCAAAAGTTTCTAGAAACACAGACACAGAACAAAATTAGCAATGCTCGTGAAGACCGTAAGGCAGGCGTGAGCATAGCTGACTTGATTGCCAGATACGGACAAGGTATTGTTAACATGATTAATGCTAACACGCCTGTGCCACCTGCAGGCGCAATGCCACCGCCTGTGCCACCTGCAAGCGCAATGCCACCACCTGTGGCACCATCTGCAGGCGCAATGCCACCGCCTGCGGCACCACCTGGTCCTGCTGCTGTAAAGCCTCCGGCAATGAACATGCCGCCGCCTACGCCACCTGCAAAAGTGCCGTTAGGACAACAACCGACTGTTGCGCCAAGTAAAAGCCCTATGTCAAGTGTAAAACCCCAGTTTACACAAACTGATGCAGCTAATACAGTCAATGACTTGGCTGGTTTACCTTTGGCAACACAACTTGAAGTTTCAAAAGATCGATTGAAAGAAGCTGATAAAGTTTGGCAAACTAAGCGTGATGAGATCTTCCAGTACACCCCACAAACTTTGCAAGCATCAAATACGAATCTTAAACAGCTTGACTACTATGCAACTAAGTTCCCCAACATTTTTGCATTAATGCAACAGCAAGGAACTATTGCAGCTTTGCAGCAAGCAGCACAAGATGGCATTAACTTGCAGGCAGGTCAGTTTAATGCACGAGTCGGCTTAAATGTTCGTGACTTCTTGCAAAAAGTAAAGCTTAACAAGGACGAGCAACAAGCGGCTAGAGACGTTGGTCGAATTCTTGGGTCTGAATTCTTGACCAACGTGAAAACCAATCGAGGACTGCTAGGTGTTAACCCAACAGACAATGATGCTCGTTTATTGCAAGCGCCTATGGCGAACATTGATGATTCATCTAAAGCGATGCAGTTCTGGGCACGAAATCAGTTATTGTTAAACAAACAGCGTGAATCTTTGTATGGTGGTTTACAAAAGTATAGCCAACAAGCAGGCCCAAGTAGTTCGCCTGGTTCATTCTTTCGACCAGGAAGCATTTACGAGAAGATCAACAATGACTATGCCAACTATCGCATGCAGTTGTTCAACCAATTCAACCCAAAATAGGTGATGCATGGCAGATGATCTTTCTAAACTAGACCCTATATTTGCGGCACCTCCAGGTCAAACAGCATCTGCGCCTGACAACAAGCAACAAGAAAGTAACTCTTTAGCTGACCTTGATCCAATCTTTTCAAACCCTATTGGGCCGTCTGCTGAAGCAACAAAGACGTCTTTACCACAGCCGCGTGACTATACGCCTGAAGTTGTTGGAGGAGTTACAGGTGCAGTTATAGGTACAAGAGCGCCTAAGTATGAAAACCCCAAGCTTACATCAGCTAGAGCAGACTATGCAGGTGCACAAGCTTCTGAAAATGCATTAAAAGGTGAACTTACAGGGATGCAAGGTAGTCGTCTTGATGCTGCAGACAATGCTAGATTTATGGTTCAAGATGCACAAGCTGAATTAAACATGGCACGTCAAGAGCTAAATGCAGCAGAAGCCGCGGCAAGAGATCTAAATGCTTTGCCTGATGTACCTGCACCTGCTGCAGACACTATTGCCAAAGGCACTTCTACAGCTGAAGGCGCATTAAGCCAAGGCTCTTTAAGACACTCTGAAAAGATGGGTGAAATTAGAGAAGCTAACCAAGTTAGAAAAGGCATTGCGGGTTATCGGCAAGGTCTGCCGCAAGGTGAACGTGTTCCTTTAACTGGTTATACACAGTCAAGCCGCTTAATCGTGCCGAATGAACTAGCCAATGTGCCTGTAAAGACATCTGCACAAATAGAAGCAGAAAATAGACTGCAGGCAGCTAAAGACAATCATGCAGCTGCAGTTAAACGAGCTGCTGATGCTAGAGTACAGCAAGAATCAGCAATGAAGCCTTCGCGGACTGAGTCAGGTCTTTCGTCTGATGTTACAAAGGCTTCAAGCACTACAGCAGGTAAGAAAGCTGCATTGGATGAATTGACCAAAGCCAGAAGCTTCTTATCCAAGATCCCAGGTTTCAACACTCTTATGGGTGGTTTATCAGGTGCCGAGCTTGTTCATGCTTACCGCCAAATTCGTGCAGGAAATACGTTGGATGGCGTAATGGCAGGTCTTAGTGGTACAGGCGGCTTAATTGCCATGGCACCTCATCCTGTTGCAAAAGCAATCGGAACTGCTATGGCAGTGCCACCACTTGCATACCAAGCTTATCAGGCATACAAGGGTGACAATGCAGGTGTGCCAACACAGACAGACCCAATGGGTAACTAGGCATACTCAATTGCAGCCTTGACATTTCGAATCATTGCATTCTGTAGTTGCTTAACTTCTTCAACTGTTAGTGTAGTAACACCATCATGTTCTTGAGTTGATGCTTCTACAATCTTAGTGTCAATTGCTCGACGTAGCCGTTCACGCATCAGAATCTCGCCTACCGAGAATGCTTCAACCCAAATACTGTACGGGTCTTTAAGCAAATCTCTGTTTGCTGTGTGTTCCAATAGCTTAACCCAGTCATCAAATGCTTGCTTGACATGAAAGTCGGTTGGTGTAATGATCACAGTTCTTTTCCTTTAGTGTTAAGCCACATTCTTAAAGTCGACATACCGCCGTCAATTAGAACATGGTTGGGAAACCGCTGGTACTTGTGGTACAGCGGATGGTTGATGAAGTTCTTCATAAGTAAGTATGCATCAGCATCAGGAGGACTCATGCCCATGGCTCTATCAGTATCAATGCACTTAATGCTGTATAGGCCATCAAACTCTTGAGTGATTTTATGAACCTGGTCATTTAGCAAACCAATGATGATGATTCTAGGCTTATGAACGTTTGTAGTGTCGTATGTTGGGTCATGCTTTTCAAGTCTAAACTCATGTTCCAACGTTTTAACAGCAGATCTAACTTGGTCTTTAACCATGCTTGCGATTCTTGCAACTATGGCCTCGACTAGGTCATCCAAACTGACTTCTGTCGAAGCCGATGATGGCTCTACCACAGGAGTTGGCTGTACAGCCACAGGCTCAACCACAGGCTGAACATAACTTGCAAATCTAGACTTTAGCTTATTTGTTAAGTTGGCACAGGATGAATAACTGTTGAATGCTCGACGACGATTATCTGGAATAACCGTTTGTGCTTGCTTTAGTGCATCATATGGACCAAGTCCATGTTTATGCATTACTTCAAGTGCACGTCTAAGAACAAGTTCTTCTTCAACGCTTGTCCAGTGGATTTTTGTTTTCATGTTTAGCCTTTTTGCAGTATTTGAATTTAGTGACGAAGTAACGATAATGCCGGACACTTCTATTGAGTGCTTGCTTCTTTAGCCCTTCTTCTGCGCACACATCGACTTGTCTGTCAAGAAAGACAGCAACTCGACTTAGTGCATGCATTGTGTGCTTTTTCCAGTTTGGATGTTCAGTCACAAAATGCTTAAAGATTTGTTTGCGCTTTGTTAGCGTCATCTTTGCTAAAGAACTCTGAATTTCAAACCAGCTGTTCATATGTGGTGTGTCTTGGTGATTGCATCAATTTGGTTAAGCAAGTCTTCACGAATTTTCAGGTATGTATCACTGCCTGCATATTCATCGCGTCCTTGCGTGTGGTAGAACTGTTCTTCACACCAGTCGAAGTTGTCATTCTTGGCATTAGGCGGAAAGATGTTTGTCTTACCTTTGGCAGATTGCCGTTGGTAGAAAGCATCAGGTTTACGGAAGTCCACCAACCCTTGTAGGAATGGGTACACCTTTAGAACTTCTAGCCATAACTTCATGGCAATGATGTTGTCTACCGTCGTCTGAATTTGTTCATCACCGCGCATAATGCAGTAACCAATGAGGTCTTTAATTGTGCAACGTACCATGTAAAAGTGCTCAAAATTGCGCGGCATGATAGTTCTAGCATCAAGGCCATGGACCAAACCGCTGTCAAGCATGTCCACATAAAGTTCACGAGCCATTGTTGTAATTTGTTTATAGCGTTCATAGAAGTCCTTGTTTGCCATGATGCCAGGTTTAACCATTACACGATCATCACGCATATCGCGATCACCGTGAACTTGTGCTGCAAAACTGAATAGCCGATGACGTATCAGATGTGTTGTATCAATCATGTCCATGCCGTTGACTGACCATGTGATGTTGATGGTTTCCATGGCTGTAGGTAACAACTCATAGCGGAACAGTTCATCAATTGTTTGATCAACGTCTGCCTCTGGGAAATCCCATTGGATTTTGTCATTCCACGTATTCATTAAGAAGACCGAGATGGTCTTACGAAACTGTTCAACCGTAGGGGCATGTACGATCTGAACGTCTATGTTTTCCAGTTGGTTGACAAATTCGATAGGACCAGGTTGCTTACCGAATTTAAGTTTTGTGTGCATCTTTTGAAGATGCGGCATTTGTGATTTAGAGACCTTAGGCATTTGTGTTTTCTTTCATGAGTTGTAGTTCTACTAGTCTTGCATATCCTGTAATGTCTGTCCAGCTATCCACATGGGATGGCGATACAGCCAAGCGAGAAAGTTTCATGGCGATCTTAGAGAGATAAATAACATGGACAGGATCCATTTCTTTATTGTGTTGCTTGCGATACCTGTCCTTTATATTTTCAAGGATAACTGCTTCTAATGAAACACCCTCAAAAAAATCACCATAAACCTCGCCTCTCTGTTCTAAAACTTGATCTGTCGTTTTCATGGCAGCACCTCATAAGGTTGAAGTTTTTCCTCAAGTTTCGATAACCGTTTTGCGCTATTTTCATGGACGTCTACCATGTAGCCGCCATTGCCTAGACCTATCTCATTAGCCGAATACTGAAGACACTGGAGTGCATCGGCATAATGGACAACCAATGCCTCAGGCGTATCTTCATGGTATAGGCCACAATAGTCTCTAAGTTGTTCTGGAAAGCCTTTCACAATTTCATGCTCGGCTTGCTTTAGCGCATCAGCAACTATTGGAAAGTTTTTCTTGACCAAGTGGTTTACATCAGATATTTCCATTTCAGCCAAGTCATGGCATATGGCAATCTTGACTGCTTTGTCAACATCAAACTTGTACGTTTTTGATAGCATAAGTACACCAAGTGCCACGAAGAAACTATGTGTTGCAACGCTTTCTTGGTGAACCACAGGCTTCATGCTGTAACGCTTGGTGTGTTCAAGCGTGTAGCTTTGCATAAAGAATGAGAAGTCGCCTTTATTCATAGCTAATATCTTCTTCAGACCAATTACGAAGAATGAAGACCTCTTCTATCTTTATCTCATCTAAAGCCCTAACCAGTTCTGGATATGAGCGTACAACTGACCCTGATGCTGCCAGCACCAAGTTAAATTTCTGACCAGGTTGTCCGCCAAGCCAGACATAAATGACAGGAATGCACTTTGCATAGCACCAGCCTGCTTCAAACATTGTGCCAGGGTCCTTGCCATCTGTAATACAAACGGTTAAGTCACTTCTGTCTAATGCTTCTAAGTTAATGTTAAGCACTTGTTCTGGTGTTGTTTTTCCTGGCTCATACAGGCATTCGTCTTTAGGGCTAAAGTACTTAAGACCTTGGCGTTCCAAGATGCTTTTAATTTCTTCTACAATGGCAATTTGTTCTGGATTAAAGAACGGGCCTGCGATGTAGACGTACGGGTGTTTTGTGATTGTTTGCATTTAGTTCCTTACAGTTAAGATTTTTTGTTTGTTTACTTAGTAAACAGTTGCATTGTACCATGCTTTAGAAAAGTAAACACTTTTTTCGTTAAACTACCTCCGTTTCTCTGATCTTTTTTGCATAGTCCCTCACGGCATTCATAAGGGCTTGTTGTGTTTTGTCTTTGCTGCCAATGGCAGTCACAATGGCTTCATCAATAGTGTCTTTGGCAATGATCTGATGGACCACAATGTTATTCCTTTGTCCTTGGCGCCAAAGACGACGGATAAACTGATCATAGATTTCCAATGACCATGTGTTGCTAAACCAAATGACCGCATGCCCTGTTCCTTGCAGGTTCAAGCCGTGACCTGCCGATTGTGGGTGTGCCAGCAATACAGGATAGTCGCCATTGTTCCATCGGTCAATGATGCCAGTCAAGTCTTTGTCTTTAACGCCTGAGCCAATGAACGGGGCATTGGGAAATAGCTTTTGTAGCCGTTCTAGATCATGCCTGAAATGATAGCCAATCAAACAAGGCTTGCCATTCAGACCTTCAACCAGTTCCTCAACAGCATTTAGCTTTTCATCATGGACATTCTTAACTTCACGTTCCAGTCCATCCATGTAGATTGCACCATTCGCCAACTGTTGGCATTTGCCTACGGCAACAGCAGCTGTAGAAGCAGTGACTTGATCACTGTCAAACTCAATAAGCAACTTGTCTTCTAGTTCCTTGTAAAGCTTCCTAGCCGCTTTAGGTAGTTCCACATAGACACGATTAAGCATCAATTCTGGTAGGTCCAGATAGTCCTCTGCTTTCATACGAAGGACTTTGTCAGCCAACAACCCATGAATCTTGTCCTCTGACTCAGGCTTTAACGTCCATGCGTAACCACCGTAGCCAGTTTGGTAGAAGTAGTTTGTACGAAAATGCGTGATGAACCTGCCAAATGTTGCACCTCGATCAATCACAAGCTGTGGTCCAAAGATGTCGAGCAAGCCGTTAGATGCAGGTGAACCAGTTAACCCAAACCGACGCTTAAACTTGTCAAGAAACGGTGAAAGTGACTTGAAGCGTTCTGTTCGTGTGTTTTTAAGATAGCTAATCTCATCTACAACCAGCATGTCATACGGGAACTTTTTGCCGTTCAGTGTTTTTGACAGCCATTGCAAGCCTTCGAAGTTCATGACATGAATGTCAGCCTTGTCAAATAATGTTTTGTCTTTGTTAGGCCCATGCAATACAGATACGGACAGGTCCGCAAAGTTATCCCATTTGCTAATCTCTACTGGCCAAACGGCATAGGCAGGTCTAAGTGGTGCAAGCACTAGAACTTTTGTAACTGCTTTTGCCGCCTTCAGTATTTTTATTGCTTGCAATGTGATACTGGTCTTGCCAAGCCCTGGGTCTAACCATAGCTGGCCTGATCCGTTCTCCACTAAAAACTTTACAGCTTTCTTTTGGTACTCATGAGGTTCCCAGAACACGATCAATCCCTTCTTTAGAATCTAGAACATAGACCTTGTGACCTATCTTGCTTAGGTCGGTATGAAGCTTGGCTTGTAATGCCGACAATTTACCGCCGGGTCGTTTTAGTTCTATCCACAGTACTTCACCATTTTCTAATGGCACAATACGATCAGGCCAGCCTCTTGCAAACCGAACATGAAGTTTAAGAGTTAACAAGCCGTGCTTTTTGCACTGAGCTGTAAAGTACCTTTCAAGATCACGTTCAAGAATAACTTTAGTCACCATTTGCAAGGGCCGCCATTGTCTTTACGGTAATGACAAAACTTGCATAGACCTGAAGGGTTAGCAGCGTAGATCTTGTCTGACTGAAGTTGATTGATCCTTGTTGACAGGGTTGTTTGCAGGTCAGCAAGATGGCCACGAATAACTGTGTTGTATGACCTATATTTCTTAAGGTCGATGAATTCAATGCCAACGTTGACAGCATCTATGTGTGGCTTAGTTGCTAATATAACAGCTGCATACACAGCCACTTGGTCGGTGTAATCCCTGTCCTTGCCTGTCTTAAAGTCTAGAACAGTGGCTTCATTATCCTGTTCTATGTACAAGTCAATGACACCACGGAACCATGCTGTTGGGTCGTCATATGCTACAGCCTTCCAGTCTTTGTCAACCGCAAATTTCATCTCAGACTGTGCTTTTAGACCGATCCAAGTTTCGATCTTAGGCAACAAGTATTGGACTTCATCTGAAATTATGACAAGGCCGCCATTCAGGATGTTTTCAATCTCTGTATGGATCATCGTGCCTCTACTAGCAGCATCACCGGTAGGTTGTGGAAGTCTGTCTATACGATTGAACTTGTACTGAGCAGGGCATTGCTCGTATTGCTTAACTGCAGAATATGAATACGCCATCATTTAACCTCGGCAAAGTTAGCACCGATCTTGGCATCGGCAATCAGTGGCACATCAAGCTTGAATGAGTTAATCATGCAAGCAGCTAGTTTATCGGCTTCCTGTTGTACAACATCAACTCTGGCTGAAATGATCAATTCATCGTGCAAGGATAGCAGTAGTCGGCTATCTTTAGCAACACGCCAATAGTCAATCATCGCCTGCTTTGCCATGTCTGCACCACTGCCTTGGATCAGTGTGTTCAGTGACTTAAACCCAAAGTTCATAAGCTTACCGTTGATGATCTTAGGCGGTTCACCTTTGACTAGCCTGCCACCGATGGTCGAGAACGGGGCTCGGATCTTGTATCTGGCCATTAAATCGTTATTCACTTTGTCCAGTCCAGGGGCTACCTCAGACTTATAAAGATCTATCAACTGCTTGGCTTCTGTATAAGGTATGCCCAACATTTCACATATCTTCTTGGGGCCTGCACCGTACAGGATGCCAAAGGACATTGTCTTGGCGTAGTCTCTAATGACTGTCTTACCAGACTTTTCACTCATCAAGTTGGCGGCAAAAGCGTGAAGGTCAGCATTAGGGTCTTGCCTGTACTGTTCAGCCAGCTTACCGTCCTCGAAGTGTGCAAACAAACGTAGCTCTTGTGCCTGAAAGTCAGCAGCGGCCATCATATGTCCTTCATCAGGCAGTATGAATTGTCTAACCTTAGGTATGATGAGCTCTTGTAACTCTGTAGGCAGTGGTGTCTTTGGCCCACGTGTAGGCATGGTCTGAAGTGTAGGCTTTGCCGATAACCGACCGGTTCGTGTACCGCCGATCTCGCCTCTTACCGTATTCCATTCAGTAAAGATCCTGCCTGTTGTGGCTGATTGTTCTAACCACGGCTCAAGGTAAGTACCTGTCAGCTTTGTCAACACATCTCGGTGCCGCAACACTGATGATAGTTCATCATCGGTTAGCATATCCTTCAGTGTGTCTTTGTCAGACAGGGGTGTGCCTTTGTCACTGGTTGGCCATTTCTTTGTCTTGTTGTAGACGCCTTTGGCCATCACAACGTTAACTAGTTGCACACCAGAGTTAAAGTTAATATCTTCTGTGTTAAAGTACTTGTACAACCACACTTCACACATCTCAATGTCAGCTTTAGCTTTTTCCAAACAAGCCTTCATGCCTTCAGTGTCAACACGTATTCCAAGCTTACTGTTCTCAAGAAGCACTGGCATTAGCTGCATTTCACGAAGGTAGGCAACTGGCATTGTCCTACGGACTTCTTCAGTAAAGTCAAACAGTTCAGCCGTTAGTCTAACGTCAGCACAAGCGTACTTTCCCACAAGATTAGCCGGTCCACGTGCAATATAAGCACCTGCAGTCTTAGGTTTCTTTCTGACTTCAGGTATATGCATTTCAAGCCAAATGAATAGCTCATCACGTTCCTCCGGCTTAATGCCTAGCCATTCTTTACACAGCTCTTTCAATGATAAGCTACGAGCATATGGGTCGAACAAGAATGCAAGAACAAGTGTGTCATGTAAACGTTCGGCAGGTGGCAATGGCATGTCAAACTTTTCATAGATCACTGACAAGTCAAACATTGCATTGTGAAAACACATATGCCGACCTGATTCGAAGATCTTGATTAGTAAGTTGCGGACCGTATTAAAGTCCGTGTTGTTGTTTGTGTCATGAGCAAATGACCAATATGTAGATTCAAACTGCCCAGTCCTATCAAGAACCGCCAAACCCACAGGGGCAGGAGGGTAATGATGAGGACGTGGGCCGATTGCTTCCGTCTCAAAGTCGAGGAAGATTGGGTCAGTCATTAGTACTTGCCAGACTTTTCAGCAAGTACTTGTTCAGGTGCACCGTCTTCTTCAATGCCAGCAGTTGCAATTGCTGCCTCGAGTTCTTTCTCACCACGAGCAACCAATGCCTTGATGACATCCATGTCTTCGATAGTGCGAACAAAGTCAAAGTTAAGTTTAAACTGTGTTTTTGCATCAGGTACTAAGCTGATTCTTGTTACAACAGCTGACAAAGGACGGCGTGTAGTGCTTGCGATCTTTTGCAAGTAAGTTGCAAAGCCACGGACACTGGTTACAGGTGTACGAAGTGCTGCCACTTCACCACCATTTACACCGTCAACAGACACCGCTGAATCAGCAGTCATTACCAACAAACGACGCTTTTCAGCGCATGCTTTACCTTTACCACCGTTTGCAGAACTACCCCATTGGTCTTTAGGGCAACCTGCACATGAATCGGCTTGCTTTTCAGGCGACAAGTGATTAGGCTTAAGGCCTGTCAATGTTGCACCAAGTGAAAAGCATACAGGACCAGCAGGGTTAGTGGGGTCGTACCTAGCTGTGTAGTACAAGCGTTCTACAGGTGAGCTAAGGATCACCACTTCCAACTGATTGTTTGCAATTGGGTTGTCGCGGTAAGTAAGAACACCGCCTTTAGTGCTGAGGAATTGTGTTCCTGCAGTACTACGTTCAGCCACCATGCCAGCATTTGCCAGCTTTTCCAGTTCAGATTCGAACAAAGCAAGTTGATTTTTAGCCATTTAGAAACCTCTATTTTCGTGATTTAGTTACAGAAAGACCCCACACCTCAGCAGTAGTAGACCCGGGGATGATCTCACCAGCTTCCCAACGATCTTTGAAAGCAGTGCTACTGAGCCTCTTATGAAGTAAGTCAAAGCTGTTAGTCTTGGTGACATACTCATAAAACAAATCCCAATCCATGATGGTTGGGTGAACCTTTTTAGCCATGGTTACTGAATGACCACGTTCGGATGCAGCCTTCATTGTGCCTGCTTCATTCATGGCATGCATAATGTCAGCTTCTAATGTTGCAAGTTCTTTGGAGTATTCACTATCTTTTTCAGCCAATTCAGTTCTTAGCTGTTTAATAGTGACATAGTTGTCGATTAAGTCATTAAGCTTCATTCTTTTCCTCCAAGAATTTAGAGTCGTAAAGATGTACGTCCAGTTTAGCTTCATTAAACATTACCTCTGCAATTTTGTGTGAAGCATCCCAACGATCTATAGGGTTGTCAATTGTGACATGATGCTTTATGCCTGATTGAATAATCATAGCAGCGCATTGTGAACATGCATGCATTGGCCATGTGTAAATTGTGCAATTGTCTAATGGTGTTTTTGCAAACAAAATTGCATTTGCTTCTGCATGCACCATCATCATTAGCTTAGTGTTGCGATCTGTAAGCCATTTATCATTGTCACTAATTCCGCGAGGAAAACCATTGAAGCCTGTGCTTACAATTTCGTTGTTTGCATTTACGATAACTGCGCCACACTTAGTTGACGGATCTTTAGACCACGATGCAACCAATTTAGCAAGTTGTAGATAGCGAAGATGCCATTTACTAGACTGTAGCATGGTCATCCTTTAGCATAAATTCAGGTGCATATGAACCTTCGTTGCGGTACCACACCATAGTCATAACGTTTTTCTTCCAACGGTAATAGTTACGGTAAGCAACAACCACATCTTCGTGCTTACATTCATCTGGCATGCACTGTGGTGGAACACGCCATTTACAAGGCATGGCTTTTAAAGCAGGCGGTGCTTCAGCAAGTTCGCCAAAAAACAAATCATAGCAACGATGCTGTTTGCCATAGCGAAGACGATATTGTTTGCACAGGCTTTTGCCAAGATCTACAAGGTATGCATAGTGCAATTTAGACTCACGTGCCCACACGTTACTTGGGTGATTTACATGAGTTGGTTTGTATGAAACTGCATGACCATTGCCATGTTGGTGGTGTGCAGTTGCCAGCAATTGCGCTGTTTCTACGATCATCTTAACAACGTGTTTGTCACAATGATATAAGGCAGCTATTTGTGGGGTGTGGTGCAAAAAGAAGATGTTCATTTGTTACCTTTGTTTTCAGAATTTAAGAATTTTAGTGTGTTTACTAAGTAAACAAGTGCATTGTACCATGCTTTTTGCAAAGTAAACATTTAATTGCGACTTTTTGCAAGTAAAAGCAGAGCAATCATGTCTTCAGGTCCTGTCCAGTCAGCTGGTTTCCTGGCATCTTGCTGTGTGCCTCGATTAGTTTCACCTGGCACTTTTTTCATGTTGCAACTGTGCACAATGTCTAAGATTTGTGGCAATGGCAACCCCATATGATGAGCACAACCCATTGTTACGTATGCCAGATCGGCAATTGCATCAGCTGCGTCTGTTAAATTGCCTTTTTCGTGTGCCTTTAAAAGCTCGGACAGTTCTTCCATGAGGAACCTAGCATAAAAGCTAATGTCCACAGGCTCCAGCAACTTTGGTTGCATTGATACAGGCAAGTTAAGCTTGGTGCGAAACTCTAAGACTTTGTCGAATATTTCTTGGTTCATGTTATTTCCAAATGTTTTGTAGTGGAGAAATTTTGTAGGTCTTTTGTATTTCTTTTTGCACAGGATCTGACAGTATTTTTTTAATGACTGGGATTGTGCCTTCGAACACATCTTCGCGTGTCTTGAAATTACAAAAGCAAAGTTTACAGTATCGTCTACGATACGTGTGTTGGCCGTGTTGTGTGGTTTCAACAATGGCTAGTTTGTCGCCTTTACATTTAGGGCATTCCATTACAGCACAGAGCATTCATGGTGGTCAGCCGCTGACTTAGTGATAAAAATCATTTTGCATTTAGTACATCGCCAAAGTTGCCCTTCAACAACCACTGTTCTTTTGTCTTGGTGCATACCAACAATGCGACCAAAGAATGTTCTAATTGCTTCAATCATTTGTACACCGCCACTATTTCACCGCCAAATTGTCTTTGTATTTCTTTGGCTGACCCTTCAGTCCAAAAGAACTTAGGTTCATGTTTGTCTTTAACCCAGACATATCCGTATAGTTTCATGCGTTCTTCTCCTTGAGTTTGGCTTCGACGGCTCGGGCAAGTCGATACATCTCCCGAGTTTCTGTGTACCCGTCTGCGTTGTGGATTTCCTCATCCGTCAGCCCTACCCACTCACGCTGTGGTGACCAGCCAAGTGAGGTTGCAATTCTGGTTGCCGCTGACTTGTCAATCATAGGCTCTTGGCTTTCCAACTCTGTCATGCTTCCCTCGCTTTCAACATTGCGTCTGCCATTTCATATGCGCGACTGGCGACTATTTCTCTTTCAATTTGGCCCCAGTAAAAGT